CGATCTGGCGCAGGGGTAGCTGCGCCAGGAGCGTGGTGTTTGTCTTGAGAGCCATGAGCCCGATCAGCCCCAGCCGACCTCGACCGCGCCGTAAAAGTTCGTGCTCGCCGCAGCAGCCGCGCCCGCGAAGTAGAGCCACGTGAGACAGGCACCGTCCATCACCCGAGGAAGGCTCGGCAGTTGGTTCAGTAGATCCCGCTCGGCAGCGACGGACACGGTAGTCAGTGGCAGCGTCAGCAGCGGGCGGGCAAGGCACAGCGCACCGGTGCCGGTGTTGGCGGCAGAGAACGTAACCGTCGCCACCGTGGACACGCCCGTGTCACCCGATGCCAAGGGCAGGAATGGGCCGTAGTTGTTGGCAGCCGTGCCGCTGTGGCTGATGTGCCCCACGATGCCGGAAGCCGTCATGGCGACCGTGACCGGAAGCGTCCTGCCTGCTGTTGGCACCGTGTTGCTGTAGCTCAGCGCGATGTTCTGCGCCGTGGCGCCCGCTGCAGCCGTCTGCACCCAGAACAACCTGCACCCGGCCCCGTTGGTGTAGCGCAGAGTGGGCGTGCCCGTGAGGGTTTGTGCCGTGGCCGAGTTGTTGCTGATACCGGGCCAGTAGCCCTGCAAGTCCACCAGCATCAACTGCGCCGGGACACCCGTGGCAACGGAGGTGAGCGCCGCGACGTTCAGAACGTGCTTGGTGTCAGGCGAGACATTCCCGCCGTGCGGCAGGCCGAAGATCTGCGTGCCGTTGCCGGTGGTTTCGTCGCAGGTTCTCCACGCCAGTGCAGTGCCCGCAAAGGCGTTGGCGACGGGCGTGCCGTTCAAGCCGCTGAAGTCATACCACCGGCCTGCGGTGTAGGCTGAACCGCCCGTGATCTTGTTCCAGTCGGCGCGGTTGAACTTGCCGCTTGTGATCTCGTTGACGAGATCGTCCATTGAACTGAATGGCATGGTGATTCCTTACGGTGTCCAGATGAATTGCGCCTGCCCCACCATCGGCAACAAGCCGCTTGTCTGGGTGGATATGTTGTAGATGTAATTGAGAAACGCGCCGTCCAAAATGCGCGGCAACGCCGCCTGTTCGCGTAAGAAGTTCTTCTCGACAGTTGACGACAACTCGTTGGCGGACATCGTGAACAGCGGCTTAGCCAACAGCATCACGCCGAACCCGCCCACGCCTGCCGCAAGCTGCACAGACTGCACAGACCGCACGCCCCTGTCACCATCGGCCAGCGGGAAGAACGGCCCTGCAGAGCCCCCGGAGGTGCTGATCATGTTGGGTCCAATGACACCAATGCCGCCCGAGGCTCTGTACGCTGTCGTAATGGTCTTGGCAACGCCGTCTTGGTTGGTGTAGTTGATGGCGATGTTCGTGGCAGTGCTTGTTCCAGGCGTTTGCATCATCATCAGCATCCGCACACCCTCGCCGTCTGTGTATCGCGGCAAGGTCACATCGTTGGTCAAGTCTTGCTGGTCGGTGTTGTCCAGGTCGATGTACGGGTAAAACATCAAATAGTCGAGAAAGTAGACCGAAGGCAGAAAGCCCGTGGTGCCGCCATGCGTCAACGACATACTGAGCAGATACCGCTCCGTGCTGATGCCGGGGCCGACATAGATGCTGTTGTTGCGCTGGCCGATGAGTTGCGTGGCCTCAAGCGCGGTGCCAACGTATGCGTTGTAAGACGGGATGCCGCTGGCGACGCTGAAATCACCAAACGGGTTGGTCCCGAAACTACCGTAAACCGATGTGCGGATGAAATGCTGGATGTGATGCCGCCCTTGCTCGACGGCAGCAGCCACCTCGGCAACGGACCTAAACGGCATCAGGGTTCTCCAGCGGGGCCCACTCCACCTCGTCGGGTGACCACTCCACGCCCCCGTCGGGATGTTCTAAGCACGCCGACAGCTCGGTGTCTGTCAGCGTCAGCAGTTCCCGGCAGTGGGCGCAGCGGTACACCACATCAGTCCACCGTGGCGGTCATGGCGCCAGCAGCGAACTGCGGCTGAATGCCGTTGGAGATCGACAGGCTGGCGTTCAGTGCGCCCTTGAGCAGCAAATTTCCAGCACCAGTAGAGTCCGTGCCGATGCCGAAGTGCGTGGCTGTGGCGGTGCCGCCTGTGCACTGACCGAACTGAACCAGGGCGGTGTTGGCGATAGTGGAGGTTGTCCGCGTCCAGCCGCCTGCCGTGCGGTTCACAGCCACGCGGGCGTAGCCGGTGTAGCTGATCTCGTTGGTGCTCTGGTTGCCCGCCTCTCCAGGGTCTGCGCTGTGCAGCGAGATGTAAAACGAACCTGCCGTGGCTGAGTTCTGCAGGCCAGCAGCGTCCCCGATGTCGGCCCAATCGACGTTGAGAAACAAAAGGTCGAGGAGTGCCGCTTCGGCGGCGTTGGTCATGGACATAATCTACTCCTACACATTACTCAGTTCTTGGAACGGCGAATATGTCAGCGTCAACCTGTTCGCCCATGCGGATGTATACGTTGTGTAACTAGGATTGTTGGACACGTTAGCCCACCCCATCACACCTGTGCTCGTGCTAAACCTCTGAACCAACCAGCGCCCACCGGAGTCAGTCACTTTCCCAACATACAGCGGATCGCCATCAACAAAATTGTTGAGGTAATAACTGTTTGCCGGGAATAGATGTGCTACTCCAGAAACCGACACGGTTTACCCCAGCCTTGCACGCAGCGTATCCAACGCCTTTTCCGCTGCAGCCTTGCGCTTCTCAAGGTCTTTGATCTCCGCTTCCATCTCGGCCTTCTGAGCCGCCGCATCGGCTTGTGCCTTCACAACACTTGCCTCTGCTTCTTGGATGGCTTGCGTTGCTTTTTCTTGGGCGTCTGCAATAGACGCCTGGATGCGACTCATCGAAGCATCACGGTCAGCCTCAATCTGCTTTGCTTGCTCGGCAAATTTTGTGCGAGACGCTTCAATCTCTTCCCTCAAAGCCTGTTTCTCTTTGGAAACCGCTTCAAGTTCTTGATTGATTTTCTCAAGCCGCTTGTCCGCTTCTTCAAAAGCAGAGGCAATGCTTTTCTCAGCCGCCTCAAACTCTTGCCGCTTCGTCACCAAAGCACGGTTAAGGTCTGCTTCCTTCTCAACCATGTTGATGACCGCAGGGATAGTCGCAATGACCGGCCCCCACGTATCTTGGAACTTTCGCAGTTCACCAATGCTAATGGTCATAGTTTACCTTCCAGGCATACCTGCTTGAAGCAGCGTCATGGTTGCAGTACCCGACGTATACGCGGTGATCGTCAGGCGCACCGCCCTGACAGGATACGCATAGTTTCCGTCAGACGATGCCGTCTTGGCGCTCAAGCCCGTATTGGGGAACCACGTTGCCGTCGATGCAGAAAAGCCACTGTCAAACGGATCACTGAAAGTGTGCTCTACCGTGTAGGTCATCGTAGCGCCCGCAGACAAAACTACGCCCACACCCACATTGAACGGCTGCTTATAGTGATCCAGTGGGACCACCGTAGATGATCCCGCTGCACCTACGCTTACAACTACTGGACGCATGCCGACTCCTTAATAGGGGCCGAAGCCCCCGTCATCAGTTCTGGAACACGGTCGGAGCTTGTGCGCCGTTGTCAGCACGCTGGATGTACTCAATCGTCACCACAGCAGCACCAGCGGTAGGGTCACCGCCCGTAGCGGTAAACGTACCCGTCACAACCACATCAGAAGTGCCAATGTTGTTGGTGGCAGAAGACACCAGCGCCGCGTCCAGCGTGGCGCGAACTGCTTGAGCAGTCGTCAGACCGATAGCAGCAGAAGTCTGGTATGCGGTGGCAGACGATGAATTGCCGAACGTCACGGCCACAGCAGAAACCGAACCGCCAGAGATGGCAGTGGTCTTCTCAACCGTGAAGCGCAGGATCTTGGACCCAGCAGGCAGCGTAAACAGATTCTGCGCCGCAGGGGTCTGGAGCATCACCGAGGAGGCGACGTTGGCTGATTGCGTCAGAACAGGCAGGCCGGTGTTGGTGCTAGCGCCGTAGCGCTGAGTGCCCATGCGTACAGGGCCAGAGAAGGTCGAGAAGCTCATGGCTATTCCTCAAATCTGCGCCCGTCGTCTCTGAGGAGAAGTCTGCCGAGTCAGTCGGCGGGCTGTGGTGAAGCTCGGTTTGCAAGAGGGTAGCACAGGGGCTTGGGCGCGTCAAGCGTAAACGAAAACGCAGCCAACAAATTTACCCTTGCTGATTGGTTTGCCCGAAATCAGCGCCCTACGCAGCGTGGGCATGGTCATCTGGTAGTGCTCAAGCACAGCGGTGAGACTGTCAAACATTTGGCCCGAGGTCTGCTCCAAGACCTTCTTGCGCATCTTCTCCTTGGCCTCTTCAGTGTGGGTTCGGCCTAGCCAGTGCATGTGACTGCGCCCCGCTTCAATGTTTGCGCGAATCTTGGCTTTGCCGGCTTCTGAGACTTTTCGGCCTGGGCCTTTGGGTTTGCCACGCTGGGTGTCGCCAATTTTTGCTTTGGTCTCTTCGCTACGCTGCTTGCCTTCCCAAGGGGCAACAGGGTTCGCCATCTTGGCTGCACTGATCTTGGCTTTGGTTTCTTCTGTGTGCTGCTTGCCAACACGAGGATGGTTGAAGTAGTCCTGCGCGTAGAAGTCTTTGAGCGTAGTGGAAATCTGTTGTCTTTGTTCTTCTGATATGGGCTTGCCAAAATTTGGATGGCGTTCTTTTTGTATGCCGCGCATAGGTGCGCCAGATCTAAGCCCCGTGTTATAGCAATGCGGCTGTCCCACGTGAGCAATAAGCCACGAGTCTTCTGCTTCTTGTAGCGACTCCCCATCCGGTACGTGTGAAATTACCTTAAACGCAAATTTTTCTTCCCCGTACTTATTCCATGACGCCTGTAAGTGTGCGCAATGGTGTACGCCTCGACGCAGTTTGTTGCGGTGGGTTCTAAACCGCTCTCGTTGGTTGTTAGTGCTCCCGACGTAAAACTTGTCGTTTACCAAATTGACAATTTTGTAGATCACCTGCGTCACAGTCCGCTCCTTGCGTTACAAAGCCAAAACCGTAATCTACACGCTGTGTGTTCTTGTGTCAACAGGGAAAAGAAAAGGGCCCCGAAGGGCCCTTTGGTTTGCGCTAAGTCCTTGATTTACAAGGCTTTTACGGCTTAGGCTCCGGGACTTGCAAACATTCCCAGGGGATCAGAGACTCCGAACGAATACCTTTCGCGCGCCTTGAAACGGTTGTTTCCCGTCTCAAAATCAGCGTCCATTGACGTAGCCAAAGGCACGCGGACGAAGTGCTTCAGACCGTTGGGCACATCGGTGGTCAGGAACCACGCGTGGGTGTCGGTCAAGTAGTGGTTG